CCCTTCGAGACGGGACCAGCTTCGGGCCAAGGCGCAGGCGGGCACGTTGACCGACGCCGAGATGAAAGAGGCCATGAAGGAGCTGCTGTGACCCTCTACGCCACCCTCGCCGCCCTGAACCTGCTGCTGAAGATCGGGTGGCGGGCCTACAACGGAGGGCTGTAGATGGCTCTCGCCGACAAAGTTCAGGAGGTCGTAGGGGCGCAGCTCCTGAAGAGCATCACCAACGCCTATGGCAGCACGGCCGCGACCTCGATCGACTCGGACCGGCTGACGGCCGTGTGCAATCAGGTCATCGCACGATTCGAGCGCGTGCTCCAGCCGACCACGTTCGACATCGACAACGACGAGCACGTCGAGCTTGCGGTTGAGGGTGTCGTGGCGCGGCTCAAGCTGCTGATGGGTCATGGCGGACGCGGAGCGTGGAGCGCCTGGAAAGCCGACCTGCTGGCGGCCCGGCCGCGCGTGACGCCGCAGACCAACTCCCGATACCTTCCGACCAAGCCGCCCGCCAACAGCATTCCGCCACTGGACCCCGCGAAACTTCGAGGGTATCGCGTCCGGCTTCCCAGCCAGCAGGGAGGGAGTTCGGCGTGAGAGCGGACAAGGAGGACAGGTGGCAGAAGATCCGATCTTCGTTGGAGACGACGGCCGCGCGCTGATTCGACTGCGCGAAAAGCTGAACGATCCGGGCGAGCTGCTCGACCAGATCGGCGTTCTCTTTCAGGCGCAGGCCGAAAAAGCGTTCGACGACGAGGGCTTGCCGGGCGCGGAAAAGTGGAAGCCCCGCTATCCGCGCAGCTGGCGCGGCATCAACAAGGCTGCCGCCGTTGCCCGATTCGCCCGCGGCCGGATGCCGCTGGCCCGGCATTATGAGCGGCGGCCGGTCCTTCGAGACACGGGCGAACTGTTTCGGACCGTGCGCCGCGCGCCTTCGGAGTTCCGTCGCAAGATCAGTTCGCTCGAGCTGGAAGTGTCGAGCCCATTGACCGGAGACAACGGCGAGCGATACCCGGACATTCAGCACGGCGGCGGCATCTCCAGCCGCGCGCTGACCGCGACCGTCAAGGAGACAATGGCGAGGTTCCTGCGCTCCAAAAAAGGCAAGCCGTTCCGCCCCGTGTTCGGACCGCTGTTCCGCAAGGACAGGCTCGACACCCAGGTCACGCCGCGGCCATGGTTCGCCGTTACCGATCAGGTCAAAGAGGATTCGGTCCAGACCGCCAAGGACTATTTCGCGGACCGCAGGCGATGAGCGCACCCAACGCGGCCCGCGGGATCATCTTCCAGCCCGGCCGCCTCATCGCCGATCCGAGCGACTGGGACGACGACGACTATGGCGGCACGGTGCTGGGGTCGGTCCGGATGGTCGTTTGGCGCCCGTCCATCAAGACTTCGTTCTACGACGGCCAGGAGTTCGGCGGCGCCCGGACCGATATCGCGTTCATGGGTCATGTGCCGGTCCTGAATGCGACCCTTCGCGGCTGGGACTCGGACGCGCTCTCGCGAATCTATCCGGGCGCCTCGACCGGGACTTCGGGACGGCAGAAAATTACCGTCAACGGTACGGCGGATGGCGGGGCGCAGCGGATCGGCGCATTGATCGGATACGGGGGCCTTGCGAACGGATTCAAGCTCCTGTTCGCGCCGGATGCGAAGGAAATGGGCTGGTTCCTGCTGCTGTATCACGCGCTGCCGATCGTCGAGGAGCGCGCCGAGGTCCGGTTCGCGCAGGATGAAGAGACGAGCTTGGCGGTCGCGTTTCACGGGACGCCAGATTCGACTTCGGCCCGACGGATGTTCGCGCAGGGTTTTCGGCAGGACATGCCGGCGAGTTTTTCATGATGTTCGACTGGCTGATCCCCTTTACGGCCCGGTACGAAGAACCGCCGGACGACGCGACGATGGGGCTGCTCGCGGACACGGCGGAACAGTTCTTGAGGTCCGGCCTGTCGCCCGAGGCATGGAGCGCCATGAGCCCGGCCGGCCGCGCCGCCTTTGTCGTGGCGGGCGACCGGATCCGGCTGGAGCAGGCGCAGCTTATTGCCGCGTTTGTGCGCGACCCAAAGACGGCCGCCGCGAACATGGACCCGCAGGCGGGCAGAGACGCCGAAGAGGCCGAGTACCTGCTGGCCGCCGCCGACCGGGTGCAGGAGCGGCTCGGGGTCCGCAGCATCATGCCCGATCCGGTTCCCGTAGTCATGGGGGCGCCGCCCGTCTTTGCGCGCCGGGAGGCCGGGTCATGACCGCATGGCAGGCGATCCGCCAGTTCATCTACCTGCTGTCGATCCGTAAGTGGGAAGGCGATTCGGACAATCAAGTCGTTTGGCCGCAGGGCGGCGTCGTCGCAGCCAGCCGGGAAAACTGGGAAGCGGTCGTCCTGGCGACCATGCGTTTCCCGATGGCGCTGGTAATGCCCGAGAGCATGACGCCCGACCCGAAATACCGCGAGGCCAAGGACCTGCTCGCTCGAACCGTCACGGTCCGGCTTTGTCAGTCGATCCCGTTCGACGCGATCGGATCGGCGGCGCTATTGGGCGCAAACCGGCAGGGGCAGGGGCAGAGTGAGGGCCGGGGCCTTTTGGAATTCGAGCCGGAGCTGTTCGGAGTCATGGCGCGGTTGACCGATCAGGACGGCGTTCGGATCATCTCGCTGGGTGAAACCGGATCGGGGCAGCGGCCGATCGACGAGGACGGCGCCAACTGGATCGCCTGGACGGATTACGGCTTTCGGTTCTACGGCTCCTCGACGCTCTATTATCACCCGCCCTACCGGCTGGCCGGCAGTGTCGCGAGCTCGACGATTTCGCTGACCTGGGCGCTTCCGCCGGACCGCTACGATCGCTACCGCGTGCGGCTGATCCGAAAGAGCGGCTCGACCGCGCCGACTTCGGTCTCGGACGGGACCGCCGTCACGCTCGCCTCGGCGCTTGCAACGAGCGTCGATGATACGCCGGGCGTGGGGACGTGGAGCTACCGGATCTTCGCCAGCTACGACGAGACCAACGGCAAGCCGAACGGGACGCCCGCGACCGACGAGCGGACCAGCGCGGCCGACGAGTTCGGGACGGCCGCCGAGGCTTTGGTGGTGAGCTGATGTCCGTTGAGATGGGCCCGGCGAAACTTTCGATCAGCCTGGACGTGGAGGCGGCCAAGCGGGACCTGGACGAAGTGGAGCGGCTGCGGCAGAGGGCGGGCGGTCCCGTGCAGGCAAGGCGGGGCGGGGCTCCCGCGGCGGCCGGAATCGGACGAAACCGGGGCACCGGAGCAGCAACCGGTCTGCGGGCCGACGGAGCCGGCAGAACGTCCGCCAAGCCCGCGCCGGTCAGCGGACTCAAGCAGGAAATCGACGACGCAACGCTGACGCGCCAGCTTGAGCGGCTCGCCCGAAAAGCGCAGGGCGCCAAGGCGGCGGCCTCGACCTTTGCTCGCGGTGCAACCGGCGGGCAGGCCGCGATGGCGATGGGCGGAATGCTCAGGGGCGGCGCTCGCGCCGCCTTGATTGCGACCGCGGCCGTAGGGGCTGCGGAGCGACTCTTCCCTGGCGCCGCTGCGTTCACCGAGGGGTTTGTCGGGGCTGGCGGCGGCGCACTTGGGGCACCCAGTCAAATTCTGAACGAGACGGTTCGCGGCCTCGCGGATGGCCTTCGCGACGTGCGCGCCGTCATCTCGAAGATCCTCTCGCTCCCCGGTCTCGCGCTAGAAGCCGCGGCCATTCAGGAGATGAACGCGTACCTCGGCGGCGACGTCTCGCTCGACGAAGGCGTCGATTACGTCAAAGAGAACGCGCTATGGCGGGAGCTGAACCGCCGGCTCGAGACGCAGCAGGACGCGGTGCGCGCCGAAAGCCTCTGGAGAAACCTGGGCAAACAGGCAAGGAGCGCATTCTAGATGGCGACGAACCGCAACCTGTCGATCACCTACAACTCTTACGCGATCGACGGTAACAATGGCCGCATCCCGCACGCCATCGTCACGAACCTGGACGCTTTCGAGTCCGCGTGGGTCGAGTTCACCTTCGGCGTCCACGGCGACCCGGACGCGGCCGATCCTGACGATGATTTTGCGACCAAAGCGGCGGCGGCCGAGGCGGCGTTCCGCGTTCCGTTCAAGGACCTGACCGTCGTTCAGTTCGGCGAGACGCTCGTGTCGCTCAAGCAGTCGGACAACACCGGCTTGAATGCGCTTCCGACGATCACCAAGCTGGAGGACGGCAGCGGCGGCATCGGGGCGCGATACCGGGTCCGAATCGAGTTCGAGCGGCCCGCCGACAATACGGCCGGGACCGACGGAGATCCCCTCGGGCACCGGGACAGCAGCAAGGATGTTTCGGTCGCTGCGTCCGAGCGCCGCACAATCAACGTCTCGGGCGTCTTTACTGCGCAGGGAGGCACGGCGGCCCGCGCCAAGTTCGACGCCGCGATCGATGCGTTCTGCCAGGCCACGTTGGACGCGATCGACAACACGGCGACCTGGAAGCTGACCGGCACGCCGCAGAGCGAAGAGGACCGCAACAACAAGACGATCCAGTTTCGCCGGACCTACATCGAGTTCCTGGACACGGCCGCGACCAGCGCGGTTCGGATCCAGTCGCTCAAGATCGCCCGGCGGATCACGGCCCCCGGCGACGTGGGGGGCGCTCGGCGCCTGCGGATCGTGGATTGCGCCTGGAGCGCCGAGGTCGATTCCTCCGAGGCCAAGACGTCGGCCTTGGTCGGCCAGTGGGAGGCGATGCTGTCGCACATCATCGAGCGGGTGCGGATCTACTCGGGCGGCGGCGCGGTTGCGATCGTGGACGAAACGCCCGAATTCGATCCGGACGACAACTTGGTCGGGGGACGCGTAACATGCTTTGTCTCGACCGGTTCGACGCTGCTGGAGCAGTCGATCGAGGCGGCGCTGGAGGACGACTGGGGCGAAAAGCTCCGGGCCTCGTGGGGAGGGCATCGCCTCTCAAAGTACCGCTTCCTCGGCGCAGGCTCCAAGCGCCTGACCGTTTCCGTGACGGCAAAGTTCGAAGGGGCCGTGCAGATCAAGTCGATCAAGCACACGGACGGCGGCAAGGCGCTGCTCGCGCGTTGCGGCCTGAATCCAGACAGCTTCAAGGGCGCGGGCGAGTCCGTCGTTCACCACTCTTCAGCGCCCCGGCATCGCCCGGTCGTCTACGGTAAGGAGGGGTTTCAGATCCAGGCGACCGAGGTTCAGGAGGTCCACGTCTTCGAATACTACGTGCCCGACACCAGCGGCGGCTCGAATCAGGAAACGCCTAGCGCGGCGAGGGGTGGCTGATGCCCGCGATCGGAACCGAGGCGACCGTCGCCACCCTGGATGACCTGCCGATTCTCGGGCCGGACTCGCTGACCTGGCCGCTGGTCGAAGGGATCGCGCCGGCCGGCGCCGCGGTGCTGATGAGCCGGGAGAACGCGCAGAAAGTTCTATCCGGCGCGTTGCGGCCCTCGACGCTGCTGATCGTCCGGCGCAACGGCGGCATTGAGCGGCGGGAGGAATACCGGAACCTGTACGCGACCCGGACCTCTCCGGGCGAGGATCCTTACACGCTGCGGGTCCACCTTTCGGATCGGCGCTGGCTCTGGAACCGCGTTCTAATCCATCATTTCTGGAACGTGCGCCGCAACATCGGATTCAAGCGCGTGGAGAGCGCCGACGGCGTACCCGAGCTGACCGACGTGCGGCCCGAAGTTTGGTACTACCAATGGAGCCTTCAGCCGGGCGGGTCGGCCGACACGAGCCAGGGCCGGCCCGTCACCGCCGATGAGGCGCTGGCGGTTCTGGCCGAGGAGCTGATCGCCTATGAGCGCGAGCACGTTCACCGCGGCGCCCCCGGATTCGTCATCGCGCCGGGGCTCGGCTCGACTCTCAAGAGCGTTCCGTTCGAGAGCTTTCCCGCGCACGGCCAGGGTGACGAGGCGCTCGGCCAGGTGCTCGCCTATCTGCCCGAGGCGAAGGTCTTTGTCGATCCGGACGGCACGCTCGTCTTCCGCTCCAAGCTGGACGGGGCCGAAGAGGAGATGGTCAAACAGGCGGGCAATCCGATCGTCGGCCAGGGCTTTCGCGACAAGATCAAGTATGCCCGCGAGCGGGCGCGCAAGTACATCGTCTATTTCACCCGGCAGATCGACATGCGGATCGAGTGCCAGGAAACCGAGCAGAGTGGCATCGTCGACACCGACGGGCGCGTGGCTCGGAATGTGCTGGCGCTTCCGGATTTCGCCGAGACGATCGGCGGTCGCCTGCTTGTGCAGGGTTCCTGGACCAACCTCTCGGAATACCTTTCGCACATCTCCAGCGCCGCGGACGTGCCTGGCGTCCTGCAACTGACCATCGCCAAGCTGCGGCGGCTCGCGCTTCCCTGGCGCGATCCGTGGGCGCCGCTGCTGCAGACGGGGCAGATCGTTCCCGATCGGGACTGGGCCACGCGGCTCTCGGCGATCGCCGAGTCGTTCCGCCGGATCTGGCAGGTGCCGCCGCGGTTCATGGACCGGATTCAAAAGCTGATCCCCGAGCGGGCCGCGATCATCGATCCCGTCACCGGGACGAGGGCGCGAGCCATCGTCTACGCGGACTATTGCACCGTCAATACCCAGTGGGCCATGATTCGGGAGCGGCTCCGCAGCGGCTCGAAGAACTGGGGCGATAACGTCAAGGGCTATCCCAACAACACGAGCGGGCCGAACGGCTTTGCCCGGATTGACGAGACCGCCAAGCCCGCGCCGGCGCGGATCGAAATGCTCGACCATGATCAGGGCGTCTTCCGCGTCACGTTCAACGCCGGCGTCTGGGGAGAGTACCAGCGCACGTTGCCGGGGATGCTGGAGGAGGACGGGACGACCTATACGGCCTCGGGCTATCCGGTTCTGGCCGGACCGACAGGGAAGATCGAGGACTTTGGGCGCGCGATCACGTTCGACGCGCTTGGCCGGACGCACAAGCCGACCCAGTTCACCGCCGAATACACGATGGCGGCGTTTTTCTCGGCTATTCCTGGCGCCCCTAACGACAAGCGGCAGTTTCATCGGATCGAGATTTCGCCCGGCGACATCGCCGAGCTTCTGCCGCCCGGAGCGCGCGAGGGGCTCAGGGACGCAAAGGGGCCGCCGGTCGAAATCTATATCGGCGCCGATGTCGAGGTCGCCCGCGTCGCATGGAGCGACGATCGCTTCCGGGACATTGAAAAAGCGTTCGGTCTGGGCAGCGACAACAACACCGACGAGCCGAACCTGACCGGCCTGGTCATCAACGACGCCGAACAGGACATCATCGGCCAAAGCGGGGCGAGCCTTCCGGCGATCGCGCGGGCCGCGGCGGCAGCCTATTACGCCTCGACGCCAGACAGGTACGAGGGGAATTTCGCGGTCGATTACAATCCTTCCCTGCGGCCGACCGGATTTGTCGAGGAGGTCGCGCACGAGGTCGACGGTGACGGCGTGGTCCTGACGCGGCTTCGCTTCGCATCGACCGTGCAGAGAATCCGGATCGAGTCTTTTCTCGGGCCAAGCACGCGCCGCGTGATGATGCGGCTGGCCGGGCCTGGAGGCGCGCAATGAAGACCAGAACGCCCCGAAACAGCGGCATCATCATCGGCCAGTTCCACAATCCGGACTGGTCGCTTCAGGACCGCCCCTACGATGTGGTCGAGCGGTACATCGGCATGTGGGAGGGCTCCGGCGACCTGGGGGAGTGGCAAGTCGACGAGCAGACGCGCGGCATCCTGACGGGCCTGCACCATTGGACGGCCGACCTAAGCAAGAGGCCGATTCACGGCTGGCAGTACGCGTGGCCCGCGATCGTCTCGGCCGGAAAGAACATCACAACCGGAGGTTCGCCGTGTTCGGTGACGGGGGGCGGCTCGGTTCTGCCTCAGTTTACAACGGATTCCCCGGATACCCGATTTATCTCGTTTACCCTACCCTCCGGGGGACAAACACGGTACCCGGTCGGGACTCGCGGGCTGATGCTGGCCGGAACCGACGAGAATTCGCAGCAGGACATCTTTCTAGCAACGGACCGTCGGCTTGTCGCACCGAACCGCGCCGGCGTCGAGGCACTTGGAACCTCTGTCCACGATGTTGATAGTGCGGGCGGCTTTGGAGTGTTTGCTCGTCTGCAGTCGTACTGGTATCCGGCGCGGCCGCGCGGGGGTAAGCCAAAGTACAAAGACAATGTACTGGCGTGGCACATCGGCCCGGCTGGCTGTGGCGGGCAGCAGGACGGCTGGGGTATGGTCTACGGTCTACCCGGAGCTCCGCTGCCAGGCCAGCCGGTCGCCAAGACGAAGGATCGCATTCTGGGGGTTTCCGCCGAAGCACACGGCGGCCCCTTTGACTTGGGCGAGATGGCCGACAAGCACCAGATCGCAAAGACGGAAGACGGCGAACCGATCAACAGCCTACACCTGCCGATCGCAACGTTGTTCCGGGGAACCGGTCGCGGCAATGCCGCGCTGGGCAACGGCGGCGACGCACCGTTAGAGTTTCGCAGGGAAAAATATCTGCCGGCCAGCCGCGGTCCTGTCCCGATCGTGGTCGAACTTCGCTACGATCCCGCCGACACGCACTCTTGGTTCGGGGGCAGCAAGCCGGGACTCTGGCGATGGGAGACGTTCGGGTTCCATCACGTGCCCACGCAGACCGGCTGCCCGTGGCCGCGTCTGCCGGATCTCCGAGACGGTCCGGGCGTCAGCGTAACCGGCGAACCCGTCAACATGACAGCGCCCGAGATTACTGGCGACGTCGGCCAGTACGATCCGGGCATGGGCGTGGAGCCGATCGCGGTCGCGACCATGACGGAGGGCGGTACCGGGCAGGTCGCGTTCCCGCAGCGCGTCGTAACCAAGGGCAAGGACTACCGCAGGGCGGAAGGCTTGACGCTTGAGCATCTCCACGATTTTGATCACGACACCCCCGCATCCGGACGACTGGAAGCGTTCGGCGACGAGGGCGGGTTGACGATCTCGCTCTATCCGTTCCCTGACAGTACGGGGGGAGGTTACAGCTAATGGCGATCCCGACTTCCAGCGGTAGCGGCACGGTGACGCGCACTGGGCGCGGAAGCCGATACTGCGGCGGCGTTTGGGGCGGCGGCTTTGTCTTCCTTCCGCCCGAACTGGACATGGCGGACTGGTCGGATAACTTTGCGCCAGCGGGCGTTACGCCGGTTGACAGCTACCTTGCGGCGACTAAATCGTGGTTCGGCGCAGGCATTGTGGACCCGCGCGGCGGCACGATCAACACCGGGTATTCCTGGGGCGAATCGGGCGGCGGCCTTGATTTCCGCGCCCACTCGATCTCTGGAACGACGGTCAGCATCTATCCGGTCTTCCGACTTGCAAGCACGGGCACGATTCAGTGGGGTCCGATCGGCGCTGACGCCTATGGCGAACTGACCCATGCGAACATGGCGAATCGGACGTACACATTCCCCGACGAGTCGATC